TCCTAATCCTAGGGACTTGGGCACTGAGCAATTCTTATAAATTCGCGTAAATCCGTTAACCTCGACTCATACACTCTGATGAAATCAAGGTCATTCTGTCGGCATTCTTCTAAATCCCTCAAATTATCCCTGGTTTCATTTATGCATGACTCAATCCGCTCAATTTCATTAGAAATGACTTCAATTACTGCACTTATTTTTTTCATCAAGTGATCCGAGTTTCACGCTTAAGTTCATCAAAATTCAATCTATCAAGAACCCTTTTAAGTTCTTGAATCACTGGGTCCAGACTCTCTGCCTGCCGTTGCTCATGCAGCGCTTGATTTTTGTACAATTGCCGTGCTGATATATGCGTCCCCAGTCTTTCTGTAAGATTATCGATATGATCTTGTATAAGAGTTATTGCTGTACTCATCGTCACCCCTTCCTAAATAAATTCAATTGAACAGGCATGGGGATTTGCTCATTCATTATTTTCTTTACCAGATCAGTAGCTGAAATCGGCCACCCTAATTCGCGGGATTTTTCGATAGCTTGTCGCTGGATAAATTCGAAATAATCTTGTTCAACCGTGATAGTGATTTTCTTGGGTTTCTTATACAATCTCACTGATTCCCGGTTTTTTTGGTTTGGCATATCTTTTAAAGCACGCCGCTTGCCTGGACCAACCCATCGACAATTATGTTTTTCAAAATCGCCATTTAAATTGATAAGCTCTAGTCCAGTGCAATCCTCAGGACATTCACCAGAATCATTAATAAACGCGCTAAACGATGCCTTCCATGACTCATCCATTCCAACACCCCTGCCACCGTAAGTGCGGTAGCCGGCATTATTTTTGTTGTAGCAGACGGTTTTCATACGCTGCCAGGCTCGATATTCTCTAGATATACTCGGAGTATGTTTGCTCATATTTCTTATTTCCATTTTAGCATAAATCGGTGATAAAAACAATGTGGGAATTGTTTATATCCTCTTTTTTCTGTTAAGAATTTTCGTTCCCTTTGGCATCCCCTTTGGATTCTCAATCGGCTTTACCGCTCCACCGGTCAGAAAGTAAATTTTCTGAGCGGTTGACGGCTCGCAAGCTTTTCCATTTTTCACCCGCCAGATGACCTGTCGTGTTACTCCGATAATCCGGGCAAGCTCCCTCGTTTCCATATCGTGTTTTAGCATCCATACCTGTAAATCCATTAAAAGCCTCCATGTCGCTTTCTGTTAATTCCATTATAAACATTTCTAATTTTAATGTAAACTTAACATTGTGAGAAAATAATATACGCTGTATAATGGGTTCTTAGTGCACTGTGAGATGCCTTACAGATGCAATCAACAAAAGGGGATAGCATGGCATATAAAGTCTCAGGAAATGAAATCGAGCTAGGATTGTTAATTAAAAAATTGGACAGTCAGTTAAGCGAAATTCTCTCAGATTTACACAAGACAACCGTAAAGCATGATGAAACTGGATTGCACAATTTGACAGCGTTGCAGAGAGTGCGCACAAAGTTAATTTCAATAGGCACGATTGGGAAAAGCTTTAGACAGTCTAGCGTCAGATATCAACATCTGATCCGTGGCTAATATTATTCGAGCTGGCACGTTGACTAATCGTCCCAGCCCGAGCATTTTTATTAATCAAAAATGGAGGAGTTATGACAGAGATACCACAGAATTATACCCGAGTAACAGAAGTTTTAAGCCCGTGGAACGATTTTGGCAATATACCCGCTCATGTGCTAGCTAACGCCGCTAATCGTGGAACCCGAGTACATCGATTTTGCGAACTGCATGTAAAACATTTATTGTTGGAATCTATTGATAACGATTGCGCTGGGTATGTGAAAAGTTTTATCGAGTGGTACATTTCGGCTTGTGATTCAATCATGTATTCTGAGATACGTATTAACTGCCCAAATCTGCAACTATCCGGGCAAATAGATTTAGTTGCTACGATGGTCGGAGATTCTTCACCTATGATTATCGATATTAAGACCCCGCAAACTGCTTCGAAATCTTGGAGTCTGCAAACTGCTGCATACAAGATTTTAGCTAACTCGCATATTGACCCAGGAATTGAACGTCGAGCGTGTCTAATGCTCAATAAGAACGGTGCCCCAGCTAAATTTAAAGAATACTCTGACGATCGAGATGAAAAGCTATTTCTCGATGCATTGGAGCTTTATAGATTTTTTAAAAAATAGAAGTTATTTTATTTCTCATCTTTTTCATTCATTTACCTAATCACGTTAACATTAGCCCTTGTGAGTAATGTTAACATAGAGTATAATTAGTGTAGTAAAGCAAACGAAACACAACAAGCAGGGAAGCGCAAGATGAAAACCAAAGAATTCAATATCATTAAGAAAAATCGAGTGTGGATTCAAGCCACTAACAATGGTTACGCTGTTAAAATTAAAGCCTGTGAAAAATCGAAAAATCTTGAGGAGGGGAAGGTTTACGATTTATTGGTGAATGATATTTCAATTTATTCAAAGTATGGTACAGACGTTCGCTATGAGCTAGAAGCGGAGCAAGTGGAAGAATTCTGTTTTTTCAATCACTATAAACACAATATTCACGTAGTAAAGTGTTTGAAAATGCTAGGTGGAAAATGGGATGCGGAAGGGAAGACTTGGGCTATTCCAGCATTTTGTGAGGATTCAATTGATGAACTAGAACTCTTGTATAACTCTGAAAAAGTAGCGATTGAAATTGTAGCAAAAGACACCGTAGCAGGATACGCAAGCGCTGTTTATTTCTTGGGATACCCGATAGCTGAAGCAACCGGGAGGGATTCGGGTGCAACGATATCAAATAATGCTTCACTTTTAGAAGGAATAGTTACAAGCGGTGGGTCGATAGTGAATTGGGTCACTAAAATATTGAAGGGTTCAAAGATTAGATTAACTGTACCGTTGCAGCTTCTAAAAGAATCAGTAGATACTATTGAATTGGATGGAGAATGGAGTGTTAAAGGAGTAGATGGAAAGGTGTTTTGTTTATGAGTAATGTTAATTTATTTGATATGGATCTCGATTTAGATCCATTGATCTATGAAGATTATCTATTAACTGAAGATGTTAATTCGCTTGAAAAAGAGCGGATCGATAGATGGATTGAGACCCCATGTTGCGGGGGTAGTGGGTGCATAAGCTGTTTAGACTAAGGGGGGGGATAAGCTGTGAATTGTGGAGGGTTTAGCTGGAAAAGGTTTTTAGGGATTACCAGTGCTAAGTCAAGGCTAAGCCGAAAGATAGGAATCCCCTTCACTAAAGGAGGCCGGCAGCGAAAAGCTGGATCCGGCGACTGGTGGGCTATCCTATGGACAATTCTTTTCGATAAGAAATAGACAATTTAACAAATATTAAACAAGGATAAGGAAATGGCTGAAGCTGAATATGTTAGTAATGTGAATGATTTGAGTAGAATAATATCCGATTGGATTGTTGCATATGACCACGATTGTTATACAGATTTTGACGAATGGTTTAGCGTTCTCTTATGTGAATGCCTAGGAACGATGGGGTCAAACGGGTTTCGATGGGGTGATGATATTCACGAAAATCTTTCACCCGAAGAATATGATAAGGCTGAGGAAGTAGCTAACAATACCCCCTACTATTAATTTATCTCCATATGTTAGCATTACTCATTGTGAATAATGCTAACATAGAGTATAATTAGTATAGTAAGAGGGTAAGAGGGGTGAGGAAGTAACTTTAAACGCTTAAAGGAATAGAGCAAATGTATACAGAAATTGAATTCAAAGACGAACCATTGTTCCTGGCTGGATGTTTAGAGGGCTGGCTGCGCTGGAAATGTGATTATGTTAGAGAATTCGCACAACTGATAGCCCGTTGCAACAAAGCCGATCCCTCATTTCATGAGAGAGAATTTATCGACCAATACTCGTATAAAATCACTGGTGAATTCTTAGACTCAGTGAAGCTGCTTTGCAAAGATCCAACAATTTCTAAAGAACTCGCCGAAAGATTTACCAGAACAATTAAATCATTTATTGAATCACAGTATCCCAGTGCACGGGGTGAAGACGCTATATACTTATGCATTCGAAGCGGTGTTGTAGGTGCAATAGAAGCAACAAGCGGAGATCCTGCCTTTTCAAGCCGTGATGTGAGTAATTAACATTGAGATTTATTCCGCTATGTTAACAATATTCCTTGCGATGTTTCGTTAACATGCGGTATAATTAACATTAGCAAATTAAAGAGCTAACATTAAATATGCAATATACGAGACTTGAATGGACTTTTTAAAAATCAATGAGAAGCTGAGGATGAGCGCTTCTATTCCTAATGATGAAACTGAGGGCGAGATTGTTATATATGACTCCCTAGCGGCAAATAAGCTGAATAGGGATATAGATGTCGCTAGTGTTGTTATGACAGTCTCAGAGGCCCGGGAAATGCTTCTACAAGAGATTGATATAGACCCGCTTATCGAACGTGCGAATAATCATACGATATCCGATGCCGTTGACGCTCAACAAGCGTTATCTATGAGTTTGCAAGCTAGGAAAATTAAAAAATCACTAGATAAGACTAGGCTGGAGCTTGTCAGGCCTCACGTTAATTTCCAAAGATCTATTAACAAGATCGTTAAAGATTACACATCAAAATTAGAGGAAATTGAAAAATCGCTGAAAGTTTCAATCGATGACTGGGTGTCTAGTAACTCAGGAACGGACTTGAATTACTCTGATTTAGTGATGGAGGTTTCAGACGGCAAGTTAACCAAAAAAAGTGAATGGGTCTTCGAGGTAGAGGATGAAAGCGATATCCCGAGAGAATATCTACTCGTTGATGAAAAAAAAATTAAATCAATGATTAAATCAGGCATTCGCTCTATCCCAGGTATCAAAATTTTCGAAAAAACAAATACATCAATGAGGGTAACAAATGGGTAATGTAGATAGGTATTTCCAGTCACAAAATAAATTCGAATCTTTGCCAACTAGCACTGAAGCATCTGAGTTTATGGAGTGGGCAAAGCAATTATCAAATTGCCCTCATTATAAAAGCATGGGAATTGGCGGGGTTTTGGCAATATTATTAACAGCAAGAGAATTGCAATTACCTCCGATGGCGTGCTTGAACGGGGGAATGTATCATCTCGGAGGCAAGGTTAGTTTGTCTGCTCAGATGATAAATTCAATGGTTATCCGAAATGGACATAAAGCCGACATAAAAAAACTTACTGATACACTCTGCATTATTGAGTTTACGCGAGCTGGTAGCAGTAAGACAGTTGAATATAGCTACTCATGGGCGGACGCTGAAAAAGCCGGGTATACTAAAAAAGATAATTGGAGAAACAGCCCTCGAGATATGCTATTTAGCCGATGCCTCTCGGGTGGAGCAAGAAAAATATGCCCTGACGCCCTTCTGGGGCCTATCTATGCTCATGGCGAAATTACCGAAGAAATGATTAACCCTGCTGAATTTCAAGAAAAAAAAGAAGTTCCCCAAGCTGCTGAGATAGTGCAAATTAATTTCGAAAAGGGCTGCAAGTTTGACGAATTTGTGGATAAATACAAAATTGGGTCGGATAGTTCCGAGTGCGAATATGTAAAAGAGTGCTCTAGGGCTAGCAATAATTCTATAGATGAAATTATAAATCTAGCTTCCGCGAATGAGGAAAGATTCTTAGAAGGATTTAAGAACTGGTCCAACGACAAGAAAAAAGACGCATCGAATAAGAAAATATCCAATGCGTCTTCGGGAGTCCGGAATCTTGATAATGCTGAGGAATAGAGTGTAATTTCTTGCTCCGGGCTAAAGCGAGACCTGAGAGGGGATTTCTTTAGCCGGGGCAAGAAGATTGTATCATATCAAACGATATGATTTTCATTCTGTGATTTTTTTCACAATATCCAAATTTAGTCTCGCGGCACTCAAAACCTCTTCACTTTTTGAGCAAAGATGTCGAATTAAGGTTTCAAGATTATCTATCCGATCACGCATCTGCTCAATAGAGGATTGCATCCCCATTAAGCTGCTAATTGATCTCTGGGATTCTAGGCTGGCGCGTTTCGGTGCACAGTCTTTCACGCACTTAACTTGTCCCTCACTGCATTGCCAGAATGATTCACAATAATTTGGGCAATCCTCATCACTGTCGCAAATTCCAGCCTTAATAAACGCGCAATTTTTCCCACATCGGGTATCTTCAATCATGGATTTTTCCTGCAAAGAATACCCACGGCGGAAAGAGGCCGCCAGGAATCTCCGTGATTGTGTGGAAGATTCCCGCCGGTATTATTTATAACAGCATAAGTTCCTAAGAAATTTGAACCAGATCCATTGCTTATAGATGCTGCATTTCCACCCTTATTCCCGCTAGTAGCTAATTTATTCCAATTCCCGCTCTCGTGATTATGACTGGGCATTTCATCTACTGTTAGTGTATGCCCCTCTTGTACCCAATCGCCTTGAACTGATCCACCTGTGGTATAGGTAGTTCCCCCTTTAACGCCCAAAAGCATGTCTTGCTGAGCTATAATGCTCCAGCCGCTAGGCGCTGTATTTTGATAAAACCACATCTGAGTCCCGGCAATAAATCCAACGTTATCAAAGCGTATTTGATAATTTGTTCCACCCTGACTAATCATCATTAAATCAGAAACTTGTGCCGTAACTGGAGTTGATGAAAGTGCGGTTAAATCTATTTGCCTAAGCTTTTGCACTGTTACGCTTTTATCTGTTCCCAGTGCCCCAGCTGGCTGCCTGAGTAAAAGCTGATCAGAATTATTGGCGACATTGGCAACCGGAAGATCTGCAATTGTTGGAGTAGTCATTTAATCCCCTAGGATGCGATTAATTTTGTTTGGCCCCAAATGATGGCATTATCTAGGTCCGATCCAGTTATTGTTGCAGTTGTTATAGGAGCGTCACCTGTTGTCGTAAAACTTCCAGTATTCAATGTCAAAATATTGCTATCAATGACGTTTAATACCGGATTTGCTGCCGATCCTTTAAAACCCACTGCTACTAAATAATTAGCCGGGGTCGCGATATCAACCGCATAAAATGTAATTATTGCAGGGTCTGACGGGAACAAAACAAGACCTGCTCCATTCGTGACCACGGCTTGCTCTTCCTGCTGCTTTAGCCAGTTGAGCCATCTGTATGATTGGCGGCCAAGCCAATTAAACCAATTCCTTGGAGGATATTCAAGCCTATCCCAGCCGGATAATTTTTTCTCCTCAGGTGGTTCTAATACGTTATTTTGTCCGCTCTGAGGATCTACCACATCATTTTCGGCCCATTTCGGCAAAAGTGTAGGTTTACTTACCATTTCATTTACTACGCTGCTGGAGCGAGTCCTCCGTTATGCATTATTACCTCTGCTAGCTGACCAGCTCCGGTAGTGTCAATATTAGGTGATCCATATTCTGCAAATCCCCCGCCTTCTGCGTTAGGGAAAGTCGTAGCAGGATTAACGTACAGTATCTCTGTTGTATTGAGTTCAAGGTTTTGCAATATCTGGGGATCTGCTGGGTCAGTAACCCAAAACTCTTCAAGCTCTGCATCTCCACCAAAAACAAAAGGAACCGGCACGGCATAGGTCGCGGTGATTGGAGTATATTGAACTGCTGCTGGGCTTGCTCGTTGGATGCCAGAAACCAACTGATCTGGAGGGGTGGGGAAGCTGAGACCGTTTGTACTAAGCTGAAAAGCTGCTGGATAATATTCAATATATCGAATTTCACTTGCTTGAGTCAAAAACGCAAGTAAGGCCATAACCTCCTCTGGCGTTCCCGATCCCTGATTTATGAAAACCTGAAATTGCAATCGCTCTTTATAATCCGTATCAGATTCCCCGTCATTCCTGAGCAATCCTAAGATTTCTCCTAAGCCATCAAGCTGGGCACCTACTGACTGGGTTAAATTTCGCTGTGTCCTCAATTGCTGGATAACATCTTCGATATTTTGGGCAGATGAAACAAATCCTTTAATAAGCTTTTGGAAATTTGTTAAATTACCAGATATTGTAGTTCCCCTAAACTGTCCAGCCAGGAGCGCAAGCGAGCGGTCTATCATATCGCTAATATACGTCACTAAACAACCTCCGCGGAGCTTCGATCTATCGAGAAAATAGCTATCTGATTTTCAGATATTGAAATATCGGCGGTCCCATAGCTGGGGCTATCCGTTTCTGTAAGCGTGAACGCTGTCTGCAAGGCACCTGATTTAACTCCTGAGATCTCAAATATCTGACAAAGAACCCGCTGGAACAATACGTCTTCGCCGATAATTAACAGATTGCCATAATCCACAAAAGCCTGTTCGACAAGATCTATGCCGTTGGATGGGAATGTTTCCTCAGTATATAGCGTTAAATCCACATCCACCCAGATGTAGATTGGCGTTGGCCTGCTAAAATTAATTACCTGACTATTGTTCATGCTATCGGTAATCGTAAAGCTTGTATTGCCAAACGTTTGGATTCCTGCGGGCTTTGTTTGCCAAATTTTATTAGCGATATCTTCATCCGATCCACCCTGGACCACCGCTTCAAACGATTTCGGGAATCTTCCCCCGGACAAATTATAAGCGGTCTGACTAGCTCCGCCGGTCACTTGAATATTGTTAATTGTGATCTCATAGCCCTGAGCCATCTCAATGGTCATTGTGCGATTCCCAGTTCCGCCGACAGTTACAATTTCAATGCTATCAAGTGCTTCAAGCTGCAATTCAATAAGTTGCATCGTAGCGAGATGGGTGGACGTAAAGTTTATCGTCGAAAGTGCCACACCATTAACTGTTATAACAACTGAGTTCCCGGTTATCAAATCAGAGTCAAGGATGACTATAATGTCCTCTTCTGTCATTGTCCTATTCTCAAAAACATAAGCTTCCGTCACTCCCGAAACCTGCTGAAGCAATCTTGAGCGTATGGCCTCAACTGTCCCAGCGCCTAAAATTTGTAGCGAATTTTGCCGGCGTAGCCTTAATTCTGCATCCGTCTCGATGTCGCGTCCGGTTACTCCAGCTTTTAAATTCGTAACACTTTCCCACCCACTGAGAGGTGTTGAAATTTCAGTCATTGAACCTATTGGCGCAGCTATTGGGCCAAATACATCCGCTAGGAATCTAACTTGTGAGCTAACTTCCTGAATTGTCATATTTGAAGATAAAGAAATGCTATAGGGAACGGCGCTATCTGAAGCGGTAACGGTAAAGGTATCATCTAAATTATCTATGGAGCTTAACGGCTGAATTCCTGCATTAATAACAGCAACTAAGCCAGCTACCACGCTAGCAATTGTGGCAGGTTGAAGCGCCGAAATCACATAAGCACTTTGGCTAGCTCCCCCAGTGATGCTTATGAAATTCAAAACAACCGATTCGCCATCTTCGGCAATCAGATCTATTCTTTGATCTATCGGTACTGGCTGGCTGGCTCCGCCGGTTGTGACAATTGAATCAATTTCAAAAGTGCCTTCGTCAACCGGAACAATGGTTATTTCGCGCGTGCTGGTAACTGAGGCACTAGTAACATCTGCATTCCCCTGGATAGCTGTCGCAAGATCTGCAATGGTTGTGGCCTGATCCGTATTGAACGGAACAGAAGAAATAGGAGTGCCGTTAATTGTCGCTACAATTGAATTGGACGTCACAAAATCAGAGTCAAAATTCACAACTAGCCCAATTTTTGCCGTGACTGAATTAATTTCAGTAACCGTGGCTAAGGCTGTGACAAGATCATCAATCGTTGTTTGACTGTCGGTGTTGAATGGAACGGCCGCTAACTCAGTACCGTTCACGCTAACAACGATAGAGTTTGATGTTACAAATAGATCTTCAAATTCAATTTTTGGAAGACTGTAGATATGGCTAACGCCGTTAATCAATACGTTATAAGATTCCGCCACCGCTGAATCTACTGAATTTAACGTTACCGCTGCTGCATTTTGCGTTATTGTAGTGTCAAATTCTGCTGCAAAAGACTGTCCAGATGTTAATTGTGTAGCTAAGGCTCCTTGAGTAATTAAAGTCCCTTCGACTCCTTTAGCGACTCCAATTACAAGAGTTCTTTCAGCTGCGAGTCTTGTGATCCCGTTTAGGGCGACTACATAATCTAGTGCGACTCCTTCGGCTGTTCCTGGGTACTGGCTAAAGTAAACGTCCTCCAGCTCTTCCCACAAGTCTGCAAAAGTTTTCCCCATCACACCTATAATTTGCCCAAATACTGACTGAGGCTCTACGTTAATTTCTCCAAACTCTGCTATTAATGCATTCTCCTGGTCAGCCTTCAAATCAGGCAGGCGCTTGCGGTTAAATCCTGCGGGGGTTAGTCCGTATGTCATGGTATTGTTACCTCTAAGTTAAATGGCCCATCCACCGCCAGAGCACTAAAATTAACGGTAAATTCTCTGGATACTGCGTCAAAATCTGAGCTAAAGGCTGTTATTTCAAGTATTCCATCAGTGTTTATTATCTCTTCCTTGATAACGCTCTCCACCCTAATCCTATTCGGTGCTTTGATGAAAAAATCCTGATAATATGGCATGCCTGCTGTAATATCTAAAAACCATTCACCTAGGAAAAACTTTAGCCTAATCAGTGCATTTTGCGCGATTTGATCGACTCCGCTAAGAATATCTAAATCATAATTGCTAATTAGCAAATCACCAGAATTATCTAATTCTAAATCGAGCATTAGCAAGTCCCCCTCATCGCGATTATTTTACTTTGTAGCAATCCCAACGAAATAACATATGCAGGATCTAGTACTACAGGCCCACCCCCATTTGCTCCGACAAAAGTTTGCATTTCACCCACAATTTGTTGGATTAGGTCAATTAATTCGTCAGTTAAACCATGAAAACAAAACTGCCCGCTTGGGCTAATTCTCATTCTCGCTGACCCAATCTCTAGGTTAAAATTGTCATTGTCTGGTGCTGAGCTTGCAGGTGAAAAGGGCATTAATCCCGGGATTGCGATAGCGTCTGAAAGATCCATCATCCGCGGATCTTGTGGAGTAACTTCGCCGCCATCAATCAACCATTCGTCCAGCGATCTTTGGGCAAAAACCAAAAGCATGGAATCCCCCACTGATAAAGGCCAATGCATGCTGAATGCCCCACCCTTGGGAAATACAACAGGAACGTTTGTTATGATCGGCAGGGATTCGACTGTGCCGTCTTTGTATTTTTTTCTCAGTAGTGGTTGAACATCTGCTTTTTGCTTTGTGTAATCATATTTAACAATTTCAGCGGGAATAGAGGTGTTTACCCCTCGAAGCTGATAATTGATGGCTTGTCTCATGATATCTGATGGCGTTGTCATACTCGTATTAGCTCCCAATCGCTTATCCAAGATTGGCCATAAGTGTCTCCGGTGTGCTTCACTGAATCAATAAAAAAAACATCATCCACATCTGCTTGCTGAGAAACAAGGCGCACTTTATCCCCTGGAAGGATTTCAGGACGTAAAAGGGTTTTAACTTTCCAACCTTGTTTAGGACCTGCTCTATACAGATCCCGGCGTTTATATGTGTACCTTTGCGGAACCCCGATCATGCCTGTATTTTCATCAATTTGAGCTGGCGGCTTTGTTGTCGATCCATTTTCCTTAACTAGCTGTAGCGAGTTATTTTGAATGGAGAAAGTTAGCCCCAAATATTTGCAAACCTTGTCCAAGCCGTCTTTAGCCATCCCTGAAAACTGGAATCCTTGCTCGTAAATGATGTTATTGGTCGGAGAAAAGTAACTGATGCTAATGCCCATTTTTTCAGCAAATCCATTAATGACGGATCTTGCGGGGGTTTTTGGCCCATAGCTGACAGCAACGAGTTTTTGATTAAGAACCCTTTCGCCATCTCCGCACTCCAAAGTAGTGATAATTTCAGGTTGTTCATATATATGAGTGACTTTTGTTGTATCCCCAATGAAACAAATTTGCTCACCCGTGTCTTCTGAGTACCCAGCATATATAGATACCTCATCACCAAAATCCTTCAATCGGGCACGTTTTTCTGAACTCAGGTTATAAATTTGGATGCTGCCCGTATTAGTAGACCACGATTGCGTTTTTGTTATCTGAAAGGCTATTCGAAGATTGCTAACGCTAAGCCTGCTAACGAAATTAAAATCAGGCTTCCCGCTTGATAACCTAATATCGCATCGAGCAATTCTATTGAATTTCGTCATGTATTTAACTGCCCTTCGGAGTAATAGACTAGCTCATTAGTTTTACCCATGTCGTAGCGTTGAATTTTTTGAAATAGCCCTACAATATTTTGACAAAGAATATCACCCAATGGCATGCCTGACTGAATTATCTGTCCTGTTATATCCCACTGAGTGACCAATTTTAACCCAAGCGCGATAGGAGTCAAATCTCTATCGAAAATATTCATACTCCAAAACTCGTTTAGAGCGTTCCAGGCAAACGCTAATACAAAAACAGATCCTTCAAGCTCTATCTCCTCTCTAAATTGAGTACTTTCACGGAACGGGATACTTTCCATTATGCAGCTCCAACTATAAGATTTTTGCTATCTAAAATCTTGCTCAAGATATCTGAGGGGACAAGCTGCAATGATTGAATGCCAAAATCAGTTCCACTAGTTGACTGATCTTTTAAGCTTTCCAAGGGGTCATCTTGTATCAATGGTATTTCCTCTCCCGAGCTTACTATCTCTCTTGGGATTTTCGACTGAACTCCACCGAAAAGATTTTGCTGGTCAATTTGTAATCTGACTGATGTATCTAAAAGAATTTCCTGCAATTCAATAGAGAATCTGAGGCTTTGCCCTGTCCTAACTTCCCTGGGGACGTTGAATACCGTGATCGCCATGTTTGAATAAACCTTGACCCCGGTAACTACTGTGACAATTGTTCGATTTTTGTGAAGATCTACGAGTCGATTGAATGCGTCAACTGATCTGTTGAATGTTGCCAAAACTCCAAGGGGGCTATCCGTAACAATTCCCTCTAGGACCACAATTGCAGGCTCGTTAATAATATGATCTGAAAGAATGGAACCATCTTCAATTGGGTAGGTAGTGACCCTGCTTGAATATCGATGATCCTCTCTTAATGTAACATCGAGTTCGACCGATCCCACCTTTCCTGCTGAATAACGTTTGCCGTATAGAAGTGATAGCGCCATTATTCAGTCTCCGGGAAATTGTCTAGAATTTGATCAAACTGAGAATTGAAACTTTCGTTAAAAGCTTCCTCCGCCGAATCTCTCAAAAATTGCCGTTGCGTTTCTTCTGTGCCGTGGGGGACGGTAATTGTTATATTGTTTTTCACTTCGACACTTCGTGAATCTATCGGGCTATTTCTGGTAGGATCATTTAAAAAATTAGGGTCTGCCACTGGTTGGTTTAAAAAATCCACGGCACGATTAAACCTATCTGAAGCTCCCTCTTTTATGGTTGATAGAATCCCGTCATTCTTAAACGATTCAGATATTGAGTTAAGCCAGGAAAAAACTTCACTGAGTTGCTCTATAACCGGGGGGAAGGCATTAAAGGCTAGTTCGTTGGCATTTTGAGAAAGAGTATTAAGGCTTTTTGAAAATCTTTCGGCATTTTGCTGATTCTCTTCAAAGCGTTGTCCTAGCGGCTCTAAAGTTTTAGCTAGCTCCCTGAAGTTCACAATTCCATCTTTAGCTAGCTCAGCAAAATTCTCGTCTCCGAATATGTTCTTTGCTATTCGGATTCTGTCCTGAGAATTTTCGATATCGCCTATTGCTGATACGATAATATCAAAAAGCTCGCCAGTCTCTTTAATATCTCCATTAGCTCCGCGAATTTCTAAGGACAATTGCCTAGCTATATCGAACAGTTGACCAAACCCGAATTTGGCATCTTGAACGTGCTCATTAAGCCTAACAAAAGCACCCTGGAACTGAGATTCTGAAATCCTAAATTGACCAGCGGCCCTTTGTAGACCTACTAGCTCTTTGGTAGCTACTCCCGTGGCTTTTGACAATCGATCCGTGTCAAGTATTGTATTAGATACAGAGGAAGCCGCCTTAACTACTCCTGCAATAAATCCGGTGACCGCTGTGGCTGCAAGGGTGAATCTAGTCTTGAACCCTATAATCGATCGATTAAAGTTTTCAATCCCGCGTCTGTCAACATCAAATGAAAGCTTTGTTACAAGCTCGCGCACTATTGCCATGATTAATTTTCCCTTGCCCTTTCGGCTTTCAGCTCAGCTTTCATATCGATAATAGCTAAAGCTCGCATTGCATCGTCAAAGCTCCAGGACATTTCTAGCTCTTGAAGTGTCGCGACATTATCAAAAACTAACCTCCATATTGGAATCTCATCTTTTAGATCCTCTTGGAGATTAATCTCGTAAATGTTTACTCCTGCGGGATTGGATCGGCGAATAGACTTCCAATACCGCCCTTTGCGAAAAAAGAGCCGAAATTAACCTCGAGGACAAATGCAATAACCCTGAATAGCGTCAGCAAATCGCCTGCAAATTCTAGGTCTATGATGCTGTCAGTAAGTTCCATGCCATCCTTGCGGACGCCATTTAATAACTCAATGATAAGAGGTTCAAAGGTCTTTTCGTCTAATTCAAGAGCTAGAGCTTGTATGGCCTTTACTCCGTCAGACTTACTAAATCCCATACCATCAATTTCCTTCTCGCCTCCCGGCAAGAACATTTGCGCCATAGCTGGGCCTAGTAATCTAAGCAAACGTGCCTTCATCCGAAGCGCACGTCTTGCGGTCATTTGGGTGACTGAGTAATTAGCCCCCTCGATGCGCATTTCTTTAGTTTCTATCATTAATTAGACTCACTGTTGCTACCCACGAAAATATCCACATCCACTAGGTCAAATACCCAATCTCGATTACTAATTTCCTTGCTAAACTCAGATGAGGGGTACTTTTGTACCCAACCGGTGGCGGAGAAAAATAGAGAATTCCCACTTAGATCTTTTACAAGAATTGGAACAACCCCCGTATTGCTAAGCTCATCCAATGCCGCAAAGCCCGATAGGACATCATTGCTTGGTGAACTTTGTTTCAGGGTTAGCGTCATTGCCCCAGATCGATTATTGCTTTTCACTCGCGTAGTTGTCCCATCTGCGCCTGTGATTTTTGTAAAAGCATTTTCATCCCTATTAACTAGTAAAAAAGTGCCATCGGCAAACCCACTCATCGGAACGCCTCCGATGGTGATAATTACTGATGCGGGGTCATATGTTCTGACTGCCAAGATTCACCTACTATATTTTTAAGTTATTAAACCGAAACGACTCCGCTAATTTCTACGGCATGGATAGCGCCGGCAAGTGTTGCATTGAATGAAACGTTTTTCAAAATTCTAGCGGCCTTGTCTGCTGGGGACGCGCTTGCTGCTGTTGGAACTGTAACGGTATAGGCTGGATCTGATGCGATAAAATCATTACTCACGCCCTGATCTAAAGCTCTCCTGACTTCTGCTTCCACTGCTGCTATTCCTGCATCTGTGTAAGAAATTTTGTCGTTATTAACTAGCAATGAGTAAACGTATTCCTGGATTCTTGCGGTAAGCCAGTCAACGCCTCTGATGATGTCAATAAATTCACCTTGCGCCATCGTTCCCTCTCTAGTGATTCCTACGCCGCCGATGTACTCATACGTATTGGCTTTTTTATTTCGAGCGTTGGAGCTTTCGGCTGTCGTTAGCTTGCTATATGTAATGCTAGATAGGGTCTTGAACTTCCATGTAATGGACCCCGGATCCGTTGGGAGAACCCTGCCGAACCACGCGCACTCGGGGAAATCATTTGCAGCATCTTGATGATACATTACAAAAGATCGTACATAGCCAGCTTGGTTGAGTAATGCCGCGATGGATGTAAGATCTGTGCCTACTGCTGTATTCAAGATTACCGCATCATCTGAGCTAGTGCCAAAAATCTTTGAGCGCGTTTCAATCCATCCGGCAATTGATTGAATTACTGCTTTTGTTCTACCGGTGTAGGCTAGGGCATACCAATCGCTATCAATATTTTCGATGGTATCAAGATCGTCAGTGACTGAGTCTGAGGCCGTTAACGGTGCAATAATTATCCCAAAATCTTTAGATAGGATTATCTCGCTTACTACAAGCGTGAATGGAGAGGCATCGTCTTCTAGCTCAAAAGATCCATCTAAATTATCAGTGGCCGAAACGGCTAACGTTGATGAGTTGATAGCTACGACTAAAGCGGCAGCAATCGTTTCGTTGTCTTGAACATCGATTGGAGATGTATAACTGATTTTAACACCGTTTATCGTAACGACATACTCAGTCGATGGCTGTGCCTGCGTAACCGTAACTCTAGCGGCGTTTGGATTAATAATATTAGTGCTAACAGTCAGTGTATAAGCGGTACCTGGAGTCACTGCGCTTAAATTTATTGTGCCATCTGGTATACCCGGCTCTGCTGCACTAACTCCCGTTGTCCCAGTTTCGTTATTGATTGCTGTGGTTAGAGTTTCGGCAATGCTTAGCTTGCTGGGTGCTTGATCGCTATTTGTGATAACTGTACCAGCCTGCGATGCTCCTAAAGAAACAAGGAAAATACTTACAATCGCATTTTCATTAGGTTCACCAAAAATATTCATTGTTCGATTGTTTGCGTCAGTGATCGTCACACTATTAACCGCCGAATCTAGCTCTAGCGCCGTGGCTATATTTTGCATAGTAGTCAGGTGGTCAGTGTCAAAAACGAACCCACCTTCTGAAATTGTAGCAACGGCTTGGGAGGCTCCAAGAGTCGTTACAACTGAGTCTACGGTATTGTCTCCTGCTGCTGTGAAAACTACGGTAATTTGTCTAGCACCAGTTACCGTTGCGCTTGTTACTGCGGCATCCCCCTGAATTTCAGTGGCCAAAGCTGCAATAGTTGTAGCTTGGTCACTAGCAAAAACTACAGGGGAAAGAGGTGCTGCATTAACGGTAGCAAGAATACTGTTGCTGGCCACAAAATCGATATCAAAATCCAGAACGCTTGTGGTCGTTCCTACATTTGTGCCATTAAGCACTACTTTAACTAGATTGCTCGTCACCAAGTCAGCATCTAAAACTATCTGCGATTCCTGCGCTGTGGCTGCTGAGGAAACGGTTATCGATTCGTCATTAATTTCGACTGTATAGTCAAAAGGTGCCATGGCGGTTTCTATTTCGATGGTCGCATTATCTGCTGCCCTTCGCCCTATAGCCATTCGCGTTGGCCTGGGACTTTGTGAGAACACATCTGAGGATGCTATATATTCAAGTGAAGAGGACGAAAAATCAGCGGCTATCTCTGAAAGGCTTGAGTAATATTTAATGCGCTCATTGAAAGCTTTATGAGTCCCAAGGACCATCAATGTTCCAAATCCAGCTCGTGAAACGGATTGGGTATTTCTAGTAATTTGGACGTTTACAATGTCACTAAGAGGCATAGCGCCCTCGCTTATGGAGTAGAAGTTATTGTTATGGTTTCATCATAAATATCTGATTCACCATCGCTTAATATTTCCTGAATTTCGACTGTCTCAATTTTACCCAAGACCTCAGGATTTGTTTGCGCTAGTCTAAAAAAGATATCCATGGAAGTTCTTGGCTCCCACTCAGTATCTAGCAGGGCGGCAACGTTTGTAATATCATTTTGCGTAACAAAAACAATACCATCCTCTCTCAGGGTATCCAAAATCGTTGGCTTTTGCAAAGAGCTTCTAATAGTTTCCAGGGCTTCAAAGCATCCATCGCCGTAGCATTCAATTCTGAGCGTGAATTCTCTATCACCTGAGATTGCAGCATCTCCGTTAGTGTCGGGCCTTGGGATATAATCCCATCCAACCTGGCTAAAATTAATCATGCTTAGGGTTACATAAGATAGCGAAGGCCTTGGAGAATTCGGTCTATACCATATAACATCAAATCCCGTTGGAGCAACTAAGATGGCCCAATCATATAAACTTTTTCTTAGATTTGAAAAAACGATAGCCATCAATCACCTATTTTCATGCGCTGCAAAAGTGCTTCTTTCAGTTCAATAACATCAATTTCGCATAATGGATATTTAGACCTAGCTTCATATTTAGCTGCTTCGCAAAGCTCGTCCAGGATGTTTTCTGTTATTGCATCAGTGATTTTTTGTAAATTCTCTGAAACCATCGAATTGATAACTTTTTGCAAATTGTCCATTATTCCTAATCTATCCTGAGTATGAAATATTTATAGTGGTTCACCACACTAAAATTGCTATTATTCTGCCACGGATTCACTTGGTGAACTTCGTATTCTTTGGCTTTAAAAACAACCCGATCTGCATTCTGATTACTCCCTGCCCCCTGAACTGTTCGAACTTGCGTAGAGGTATACATTTTATATCCCTCGCTTTCTCGCCTGCCCTCTGGAAGCTCCTGCATATCCTCACCCGTTAGAGGCTGAATTGATGCCGTGATTGTGCTATCTGTTGTAGCTCCCTCAATCCAAACGCCATCTACATAAGATCCTACAGCTGGTCGCCTAAGCGTTATCGGGCTTCTGAAAAATTCAAAGGGTCCGCTCATTCTTTAATCACCTTTTCCCTAACTGATTGAATCATCTGGCCAAAATCAATCAATGGCTTGCTGGAGCCTTTTTCAGCGATTGTTTTAGCTGAATTTGGAGGGGTTACAATTTGTCTAATCTTCTGCTGAACAAGACCTACCATAACAACACCAACACCAGTTAGCGCCTGATTGGCTGTTAATTTCCCATCCTGTACCTGAAGATACTGTCGCGTTATTAATTTTTGGATTTTGGCCCTGTTCTCATCAAATGAGGTAGACATAAACGGCCTTGCAGGAATCTTGCTAGTGCCATATTCATTTTCTGCTGCAATCTCTGGAATGCTCCGATCGCCTTCTTTTTCTCGCTGCCCTTTAACCTCAGTCTTCGTGACGGTTCCTTCTTGAAAACCTATAAGGACCGAAGAATTTTGAAATTCGGCCAACTGGCTTTGAATCTTATCCCATCCTAAATCAGTATCTTTAACATCCACAGAAGCCATATAAAGACATGGGGTTAAAATTAGTGGGAAGATTTGAAATTGTTGGAGCAAATACAGTTCTCTTGATTAAATCCTGATATGCTTTCCCATACGGAGTACCCTGCAAAAATGCGGTATCGGCACTTACAGCAAATCCTATTGAAAGATCACCTTCGCTCATAGAAGAAGCAACCCCCGACTGAGGGTTACTTCTAATGGTCAACATGTGAGCCAACAAATAGACATACGCAAGTGTCGTACAGCAAGAAACTACTCCCGCATTTACCTGACAACGCAACGCCGCGATTATGCTTGCATAGCACTGTAAAGTATCCGCATCTTCTGTATCGAACTGAGGAGCGATACAGAATAGGAGGTTAAGAATTTCGCTATTTGACGGCTGCGCCATTACCTACCTCTTTCACTGGAACGTTTTCAATAATCTTCAACTGAGCTTTTGCAGCGTTAACTATATCCGAGTTTTCAGCTTCTGAAATATGCTTTCGTAAAAGTTTCACATCGTAAATGTGAGGCATTAGTCTAATTAGTTGCTTGTCGGCCTTTTCAGCCTTTTTCGCAGTCTTTCCTTGCCCCTGGGGAACCTCCACAATTTCAATTACACCGTGATCAATTCGGTGCTTGAATAGTGGATGATCGAGAACGGCCTTTAGCTTGCCGTCCTCGATCTGATTAACTCCAGGAATTAGAAGGACCTCGCCACACTTGTAAACATTTTTGGCGTTGTACTTTACTAAAGCCATTAGATTCCCTCTGCTATTGTCACGCTTAGAGGATAATAGACTAGCAATCCACCAAAACGACTTTCGCAAGGAATCTCGAAGTTAAGATTTCTTTCTTGCGGAGGATACTGAGTGAATGGCATTGGAATTTGCAATTCAATCTTATCTGGATTCCTATCGTATGCGATAAACACATCTGCGCTAGATGTTCCTGCACCAGTAAGTTCAGGCACCCAATCAACCGTATCGATGAAAGGATTGTTTTGCATGAAGTACTCTAGGATTGTAGTGTCGCTCGTTGAGCTCCTCGGAGTAGATGCGATAAATGTATATTGCTCGATTGGCAATAATACAGTATTGGGCGTCTCAACCCCTTTTGTAAGTTCTACAATCCCATTAGTGAACTCGTTCAAATCACGAAGAATTTGATCGGGGGTTTTAGTCGACCAAAGCGTTGACGATCCACTTCCATCGTTTAGTACTGATGCAGATGGAATGTTAGGATTATTCAACAAGCCCAAAAGACCATAATCATCATCGCCGTACCACGCTAACTTATTGACTTTTTGGTCATTAGCGCGTCTAGCTGCGGAGGCCTGCATAGTCGTCAATGGACGATTAGCGAACATAGCTGAACGGATCTCTTGATGACTGTAGCCATAAGAGCACCCAATAGATTTCACCTTTGAAATGAAATCCTGCCCACGAACATCTGCGCGTGGCAGGTCGTCCGCATAGCTTGAAATGATGCGAGCCATACCCGTCTCTTCAAAAGACTGATAGGTAATCGCTTCGGCACCTTCTCCAGCGTCAGTGCTGACGGGAAGAAGGCTTGTCGCTTTCATTGGAGCATATTTGATGTCGTAAGTCCGAGACTTTACGCTTTCAAGCTCCCTCGCAAAAAATGCTGTCTCGCTAGCATCTAAACAAACTGAATGGATAGTTTCCATTAATAACTCCTCTAGCCTAAGGCATGTTTATTTCAAGAACGGCCAGGCCGTCAGCGGCGGCACCTACAATCCAACGGGCATCGCTTACAAGTATAGCGTCACCACTATCTGCGTCACTCCTGAATTGTCCAATAAGCTCGTCAGCGTCTCCACCTTGAACAAATCTTAGGTAAACCGGATCGTCTGAAGTCACCGCGTCTTCAACATAAACGTAGACACGACCCCTAGTTAGCAAGCTAATTGCTTCACCCTCATAATATGGAGCTGGTCCAGCTGATCCAGTTGAACTGAGCAAGTTCTCTTTGTTTTGGATTCTAAGAGCAACACCGTAGAAAGAATCTTGGGTGCCGTTAGTGATTGTCGCCGTTGCTTGTCCAGCTCCTAGCGTCACAACAAAAGAATTTACAACGGCAACAAAACCTTGATCTGCTGTCACTGTAATTGTTCGGTTGTTTGCATCACTGACTACTGCTGAGGCAATATTATCCTCTAATGCAATCGCAACGGCAATCGCTGTCATTGTCGTATCGTGATCTGAAGCGAAAACAATTGGCGTTAGTGCATTGCCATTTACCGTCACGGCGATTGAGTTTGATGTAACTAAATCCCCATCAAGAACCACTGTGGATAAATTTTGCTGGGGAAGCCTTACCGCCATATCGGCACCGACAACCTTTGCTACTCCACGACCAATAGGGATATCTTCGTATGCCCTTGGGGATAGACAGTTTTTAAAACCGCAATCGGCTAGCAAACCGGCGCTAGCCACTTCCATCAAAAATCCATAAGATAATTGGGCCATTATTTCACTCCTTCACGCTTATAACTTTCTTTCATGTTCTGAATCATTCTAGACCTTGAATCGGACGCTGAGGCACTAGCAGTATCCGCTTTGCTTTCTGAGTGCTTTTTAACGATAACTTGATTTTTGGGGAGATCTTCAATTACCGCATCATAACGCGCATCGATATAGATTTCAGATTTTCCATCAAGATTGGCACTTGGACATTTAGCTTTAACAACCATTTTCTTTATCTCAAGATCTGAACAATCGTGAACTTTGTCCAAACTCTCAGAATCTAAAACTGAGCTAACTTGCTTTAGTAGGCGTAGACGCTCACGAACTCGATTATCAATTAAAGAGGAATCATTTTTTTCTTCTTTAATTTCTGAGTTTTCCTTTAGCAATTGCGCTGCCTCTTCTTTTGCTGCGTCACGTTCTCCAAGGGCTTTTTCAAGCTTATCTTTGATCGTGGTCATTTCATTTTCAACGCGCTCTTTTTCTGAGCTTAGATTTTTCATGTCTGCAAGCATGCTTTCAACGCTGTCCGCCGCTTCGGGTTCAAGCATAAATTCATCTTCATCGATCTTTACTTTTCTTTTTGCCATTTTATCTACCTCTTCTTGTGTGATTTCTTCGGCATCCATTCGGTCTAAAGAGATTCTAGCCTCTCTACCCGCTCTAGCTGTTTGAACGATTGAAAGATGGTTGTATCTGATATTCGTTTGTCGACTATCGTATTCCTCCCCATCAAAATTACCTTTTTCATCGATTAAATCTACTGTATATCCTAATGATAACTCGCGTTTTCCATTATGATTAATTTCATTAATCGTAGCCTGATCGGTAACTTTGAAATTCGAATAAATTAATTTTCCATCCGGCTTAACGCATTCACCAGTGTAACCAACCGAAAGCCTTTGAGCATTTTCAGCATCGACTAATCTTTCTGGAGGATGATTATTTGTGACGGGGATTAATTTTATCGTATCTAGACTTGCGGCACTGAGTACATCATCGGGATGTCTTAATTCGCGGCGCACTGTTCCGTCAAGATTTTGATAAATGAAAACTCCGGTCTTGGTTACCACTGCGTCACAAAGTAAATATCCTTCATCCGTATACATTGAAGTGGACTCAATCGTCCCCCGGTCAAATCTTGCTATATTCATTCAATAATTCCCTCCATCACTGGAATAGCTACGCATCGGCAATTTATATCAGTTCCAGGATGTCCAGTATCTGCGGGTGGATCATCCCAACGGAATTTTTTCCCATCGTGCGCTTTGTGGGTTGGCCTTACTCTTTCGTCTCCCGATGTCTGCCAGATATATTCTTCGACTCCCGCACTTTGTTGCCTGAGTCGAGTTAGGCTAGCATTTAATTTTGACGTCTGATCTCTACCTATGAGATTAGCACGGCGCCTTGTAATGCCATATCTTTTTTGAAGTTCTGTAGATACCTGGGAAAATCTTTGACCTTCAACTAAAGCACGTTCAACTATCCCCGAAACCTGGAAAAGCTCTTGCTCGGGAAGGCTGGTTATTAGCTGAGCATTTTGCCTAGAAAATAACTCCAACTGATCCAGTAGCCATGGTTGATCGACAAAAATATCCATCCCAAAGACGCTATAATTAACCTTCTCAAATTGCTGCTGATTGAAATTCGAAATCTCATTCCCAATTTGCTGCATCTCAATGATTGATTGATTCACTAATGGTTTTAGAGAATTCTCTATAGAAGCCATTACCCCACGCAACACATCCAGGAATCCATCTGACCTTTTTCCCGACTCCGGGGAAATGGTACCTTTATGCTGTCCTGAATCTTGATTCGGGTATGTAGCTTCAACCTCTGAAAGCATCGATGGAATAATAGGCTTTAGCTGCGCATTGATTTGCTTTCTGATTTCTCCGGTCAATTTATGTAGGAGCTTTTTATATTTTCGCTCTAGGTTATGAGGGAAAAGCCATTTAGCAGGACGCTTTAACTTTTTGGCTTGGGTGCGTTGCCGAACCTGCAAAAGCTGATTATATGTGATCCCCATAAAATCAAACCTCAGTGTTTGCAGATTCACCTAATTTCCGCGCTGCATTCTCTTCGCGTTCAAGGGTATCAATCTCTTGCTGATCAAATCCATTTTCCCGTTCGTTTAAATCTATCTCAGTATGCATAGCCCATCTACTACCACCGAATCGAGAGATAGCGACTTCGCTAGGATCTAGGACACCACGATCTATATAAATTGCATCAGTTTCAGCGACTGTTTTTCTTAAATTAGCCTCTTCCTCCTCGCTATTTTGCCAGAGCGGCATAAATTCTAAATTCCAGTCTTTAGGTTCAATGCCCTTATATGGACCATCCTTAGAAAGAAAAATTAGTTCAATGACTCGATTTAGCATTGACCTAAGCTTGCCTTGCTGCTTCTGCTTAATCATATCGTAAAAGTTTCGAATGTCAGCTTCGCCAGTGGCATTCAATCCTGAAGGAGCACGACCGAAAAGTAAGGTAATGGGAATCCCGGTAACTGCTGAAAGCGTTAGCATAAATCTGTCTAGAAGATCGCTAATCCCGGCAACGTTAGTTGTAAGTTTGCTGTAGTCCTCTTCCCCATCAATGACCATCGTGTTCAATGTTGACTTGGCCATGTTAAGAATATTAATGCGCTGCGTTACTTGAGAATCACCGCACTGGCTAGCAAGCAACTGTCCAAGGCCTGGAATTTTCAGCACTGAGTTAACAAAATCGTGAATGATAACCCCGCAATTAGCAAAGGCGGAGGAATAATTTTTCAGCTCTTCGTAAATGCTTTGGAGCACTGGATCTGCCCAGCCATCATTATCCCTAGTCCATCTAGGCGTTAATTCATTCCAATCGCAGCGAATAGTCCTACTGTGATGAACGACAAAAGTTCCACCAGTTCTAGGATCTGAGACTAGATAGTGGATAGGCTTGCCATAGTTTGGGCTATTTAGATCTGTATCGATTGTTCCATTTGCTGAGCTAACGCTGTATCTATCAAAAACGTGGATCCACTTTAGTTCTCTAACATTTTGCATATTGACAGGCTCTTCTAATGACCTGCCGTCAGCTATTCCCAAAATCCCAAGACTGCCACCATACAATCGGGACCACCTGAGCATGTTCATCATTGTAGCGTTTATATTTAATTCATCTAAACGCACGCCGATAAATCCCGTGGGATCGTTTTCAATTTCCCACCCCTGTCTAACCATCTCCTCCGGAACTATATCTATAATCCTTCGGGTCATTCCATCGGCTCTATAGATCTCATCAAGCGTTGCAGGGCCAAGTTTTACGCACATACGAAAAGAGGTGGCCAGGTTTTTATCTCGCCCCCTCACGCCAAGGCCGGTTAGGATATTCATCCATCCGTCACCCTTTACTGAGGAAGATACAGATCCTTGGGCGTCTTCTCTTCGGGAATCATTTAATAACTTCTTATTTTCTTTGGATCCAATCATTTTTACCACCTTGCCAAACTTGATAGATTATACTGGGACTCCGCCATCAAATTGAATGCACCACTGAGCGCGTCCACTTGGTCATCATGGCCACCTTCGGGGAAATTTTCTAGCTCTCTAAAAAGATCCTCATTCCAACGGCTGTGGAGTAATTTAACATTTCCCGCTTCACATTGACTGCTACACGGCAAAGATCTTGTGACTTTATCTTTGCTTACCTTAACAGTTTTTACAATGTATCCACTGAGCTGTCTCACAAGATAGTCGACTTCAACGACTCCAGCTTGTCCCGGATCTTGCTCCAAACCTATAATACAATGCTGTCCATCTTGACTTGCAGTATTCTTTATCGCGGTCATTACTCCAAGAGGGGTATCCCTCAGTCGAACAATATCCGTAACATAGAAAATTCCATTCTGATCTTTTTCAAGCTTGAGGCCTACCGTGTAATCAGGATCATTAGTACCAGTCTCTTTTGTAGCTGCCCTGTCCCAATACCGCACTGCGGTTGTATTTCTTGGAATCATTTTCAGAATTTCAAAATAAGAACGCTGAAAGAACATCCCCGCAGTTGGGCGAATATTCCAATTGCCTAGCAATAACTGTTCACGCTCATACCTGGGCATTGCCTTCAAATTCGCAATGTACCCCGGATCTTTTTCCATCAATATTTGGTTGTCATAAACAGTAGATGCGACAAAGGATACGCTCTTCGGAACGCAATCAGGATATTGTTGTTCAAGCTCTTCTTTTGAGTTAGCCCACAACGTTTCATCGTTGACAACGACAAACCACCTTTCGCATCCGCTTCTTTCTTGTATTGGATACCCTGTCTGCTCATCAATCCACCAATCAATAAAATGCCTCACCCAACTATCAGGATCGGGATTTGTTGTAGCTCGTATGTATGGCCGAACACCGCAAGTCGATCTATTGCGAGAAAGCATATAAACAAATTGCTTCCACGAAAAATGGGTAAGCTCGTCAAATCCAATCAATGCTATCTGGCTTCCCTGCCAACTGAATCGATTCTTTTCGTACTCCATATGTGAAAACTTTATCTTCGCGTTACTTGGAAAATACCATTCAAGGCTACTCTCTTTTGGAACTCCTCCAGCGAAGGGGAAAAGTTCAACAGAAGTATCCCACAATCCACCAGGGTTTCGAACCTGGGTAGATTCACGCCTAAAGATTACCGCACTAAAATTCGGGCGATTCCGGTGCCTTAAACATTCCAAAAGCAAAGCATAAGTTTTTCCTCCACCTGCCGCACCCCCATAAATAACTATGTCTGAGGGCGATTGAAGGAAATCAGATTGCGGACCCGGTTGCGCTCTAGTTCTCATATTCCTTCCTGGGCAACGTGCAATCGCCCCGGCCATTGTCAGGTATTGAAATAGAAACCACCTCTTCCTTATTGTGATTGATATTTTCAATAACATCTTTTTGCCCGAGCCATTGCTTACCGAGCCAAATTGCTAAGGCTGCGTTTCTTTCAGCTAATGCAAATTGATAGCGCCGTAAAGTAAGCTTTCCTTCTGCCCCATCTCCTAATGTTTTTTTTAGCTCGGTAAAATTCATTCCAAAGTTTTCTTTTAATTTTAAATCTAAAGTTGACGTTGAAATTCTAAAAGAACCCGCTATTTCTTCTGCTGTAGCTTGTAATCCAATCCAGTAAACAACCTGATTTAGGTTAACCTCTTTCTTGATCTTCTCGAATGAGACTTTGATTTTTTTCCTGCCACGATTGCTTTTTCTTGTAGCTTCAGCTGCTTCTCTTGTTGAATTAGTCTTTGCCATTGCCTTACCTCAGTCCTATATATTTATGTGATTGAACGCTAACACGCATATTTCTTTGCTTTGCTGCCTCAAGACATAGATTAGTTGCTTCCACTCCCTGGGAGATTGGTTGCAGCCAAACCAGTCGACCATCAATATTCACATCCCGAAAAAATGCATCCATTGCCCTAACATCGTTTGGCGTAGCCACGGGAAATTTAAATTCATTGGCTAAGGTGATTGCCTGTTTTAGCGTAGGCTTGCCTGCTGGGTTATTTAGCTTCGGACTCAGTGTAACCCACGTTTTAGGATGCACTTCGATAATTTCAGTCCCTGATGTTTCAATCTGAATAGATTTTCCACACTCAATAGCTGCATTGGTCAGAATATAAAGATTGTGAATGCATGGTTCTCCACCCGTTACCACTATGTGATACTCCTCAGAGATATCTAACAATTCCTTTGCTGTCATAAGGGCATGCTGAGGAGATTCCGGCTTTAGCTGGTCGTGCGGAACAATAGGTGTTTTCGTTGACCAAGTGTATTTTGTATCACAAAATTTACACCCTACACCGCAACCCTGCAAGCGTATGAAAAAGGATGGGGTACCCGTATGAAATCCCTCTCCCTGCATAGTGTGAAAATACTCATTAACTGGATAGTGCATTATATACCCCCGTGACCCCTGCTGAGCACTTTCGAGTTTCTTCGATTACTATTTCTATAACCTCTACGCCTGTGCCAATCAATTGAAGCGGTGCTATTGTCTCGAACAAATATTTCGCCATATTTTCGGCGGTGGGATTGAATGTCACAATCACTACAGATGCATCTATTTCAGGAAGAAACATCGCCCACGGATCATCCTCCCAAATTAAAAACCGATGATCCCAGTGATCCTCCAGCCACATACAAAGTTCTTTCTTAATGACGGAAAAATCAATAACCCGACCTATTGGATCTAGCCCGTCAGCTGAGCACGTAAAGTGAACTCTATAATTATGCCCATGCAAATTCTGGCATTTGCTTTCATGCTGGTATACGCGATGTCCTGCACTGAAATCGTGGTATCTAGAACATGTAAATTTCATGGATCTCCCGTTTTTATTTTTCAATTGAAGCTATAACCTTTAAAATAATCCAAGATGCTTTCACTGATTGATTGCTGGGTATGATACCCGTTTCAGCTTGAGCCATGTCAGTTGCTATTTTTAAACACTGAGAAACGGAAAGTTCGCTAGCTGCTGGCAACCAGCTCATATGGCTTTCAATTAAATCGAGCTGTTTTTCAAATTCAATTATAATTCTACTCTCCACCAACAAATCAATATTGAATTTGAATTTCTCTAACAATTTTTTATAATAATTTATTTCAATTGGAGTTTGCTTTTGCCTGAGCTTTTGCAAAAGATGGTTATTTTCAATAATTCGCTTCAAGAATGGATTAACATTAGAAATCATCAAAAAACAAATTTTCCCTTTATTTTTCAACGATTTGGCCACGTTTCCTATAGCTAGCTCATGATTGTTAACATGGTGCAGAGAAAAGAAACTTGTGATTAATTCAAATTCATTTGAATAATCTAGCTCTTCAATTGATTTTTGTGTGAATGACAAATTTTTAAGATTTGAATAATCACTGCAAGCTTGCTCAATCATGTTATCGCAGATATCAAGCCCGACTACCCTTGAAGAGCTTGCCTTGTGTGCCATACGATGAGTAACGTTCCCAGTGCCACACCCAAGATCGAGTATGTTATTAAAATTTGATAATTCCAATTTATCTATCATCTCTAGGCTTAATTTTTCTTGAATAAATCCTTGTTTTTTGTAATCCTGAGCATTCCATCCCATTATTTTTTCATCTCAATGAGTTTAAAAAACTCATTTCTCGTCTCAGGATTTTTAAATGATCCCCTCACTAGGCTGCTTGTCATTTCAGCACAATTCTCCTCAACCCCTCGCCAGCTCATGCAAAGATGCTTAGCTTTCATCACGATGGCAAGCCCTTGTGGTTTAATGACTTCTTCAATCTCATCCGCTAGCATTTTGATAGCCTCCTCTTGGATATGAGGTCTTGCCATCACCCAGTGAGTGAGTCTAGCAAATTTTGATAAACCTAATAGCTTATCGCTTGGAATGATGCCAATCCACACATCGCCGATAAATGGGACAAAATGATGTGAGCATGCCGACTTAATTGAGATAGGACCAATAGTGAAAATCTCGTTAACTTTTTGACTATTCGGAAAGGTAGTCATTTTTGGTCTTGGCTCAAAGCGTCCTTTAAATATCTCGCGAACCATCATTTTAGCTACCCTATCTGGGGTATCCTGAGTGTTGGGATCGTTGCTTACGTCAATAAGCAATGCCTCCATAATCATCCTAAAGTGCGTGGAGATTGTTTTTTCCATGCTGTTAAGCTGAGTTGCATTTAATCCAATCTCTGAGATGTTTTGATTCGCAAAACATGAAATTCCCTGATTTTTAATATATTCAATAAAGTCCGGCATATTCTCCACAACGATCCTTTAATGTAATTGTTTCAATTTAACAAATTCTTCTATGGCAATTTTCATATGCTTACTTTTTGTTAATGCTATAAATAAATTAGTACCAAATCTATGTTTTACCTCTAACATCATTTTAATCTGAGTAGCTAAGCCTATTCTGCTTAAATTTTTTTGATTCCAAAAATTCTTCTTAGCTAGATCCATGGGATTAAATCCCAAATTCTCAACAGCTTGGTAAATGAGGTTATCAGGTCTTTTCTTGAAATCTTTCCTCTCAATTGATGCGGTCATTCCATTCGACAGTGTTAAATTTATACGTGCAAATCGTATCCCAGATGACCAAGTGGAGGAATCGCACATATAAGGATGGTAATGCTTAACAAAATCCATTCTTGTAAATCCAAGCCAGTGGATTTTCCTATCCTTTACATGTCGCATGGTTTTCTTTATTGCATCAAGATTCCCCTTGGTGCCTCCAAACCCACCCAAAGCTAAAACGTCAGAATTTTGATAATAATGGTCTATCATATCAAATTCTTCACCGCGCGTAAAAACTGGGATTGGATTAAATCCATTCTCCAGCATTGAGCTATAATTATTTCTCGTTTGCTCTGGATTCCGTATCACATCCAGCATAAAATAACGCCAGGGTTTAATTGACAGATTATTTAAAAAATTACAATATTCCATTAATTGAATACATTTGCCTTTTGTCCATGCTGTAAAGGCTCCTGAGTCAATAATTAAACAAATATCTTTTTCGTATTTTTTTAACATTTCTTCAATAGGCTTGTTCCAATACGCATAAGAGACAAGAATATTTAATTTTTGATCATGAAATTTTGACTTGTTCATATTGAGCTAAAATAGTGGTTAATTCTGATTTTATAGACTCCTTATCAACCTCAAGGCATTGAATTTTTACCACTCCTGAAATCTTCTGTTCTGAACTTTCATCAACTGAGTCGTCCAGGTCAGATTCCCAGTCACCTAAATGAAGCTCGTTTATTGTGAAGCCAGATTCAACGAGCAGGTCTACCTCGAAATTATTACCCAATATGTCGTAGCACCACTCGCCGCCATTCTTGTTAGATCTAATTAAGTACTCCTGAAACTCAGTCTCTGTGAGTAATCGATTAGGCACCCTTACCTCAATTTCCCTATCGTTCCATCCTAGATCTTTCATAACGTGAACTCGTTGGTGTCCTGCAATAATGGTGTTATCTGAGTTAATGGCGCAAATTTCAACATATCCAAATTTCTCGAACGATGCCTTTAGATCTTTGAATTGCTTCTCGCTTAACGTTCTTGGATTGTACGTATAATCAATAAGCTCGTTAATCTTCCGTTTCTCAGTTGAGAATTCTAATTTTTTTTTCGCCACGCCTAGACCTTTGTTACTATTTCTATTTCAATCCACGGGTAACGCTCATGCACGCAATCCCGTTTAAGCTTTCCAAGGTCAGTATCCCTTCCTTTCGTATCAATACAGCTAACCGAGCCATCAGACCAAAAGATCAAAAAATCTGCGTAGTGCCTCTTGCCCCCTGGAATATCAAACCCAGGCTGCCTGATGAATCCAACGATTTTGCCTTCGCGCTGCATTAAACAAAGCTTGTCATACATCCTACGTTCCAGCTTGCTAGGGAATTTTATTTGATCCCTTGTGCATCTGACTGCGCCGAACTTGTGTGACCTTTTGGACTGTCTTTGATTTTTGAGATCATCGAGTGTTATTTTCAATTTCCCCCCTAAATATAAACATGAAATTTAGCATATGGCATACTCAAAAGATATCATTTTTAGATGTTTTTTAGAATGATACGGTAAATATAAAACAAAACTCTAACACTCAGGATTCCCGCATGAAGATGACTAGCAAAGATATGAAACACCTTGTTAAACAAGACATGCTTGAAGCGTTAATTTATTTGTGGAGTTATGCCGATGAGTGCTCAGATGTGGATGAGTGCGATAAATCAGGATATAACCGGGAGTTGAAAAACCAGATTAATGCATTTTGCAAAAGAGTGGGATGCCCTCAGGTTCTTCCTGATATTTTTTAATTATTTAACATTTAATCATGGAACCCTGTTGTAAATATATAGCATCCCATGTTAATATTAATGCATAAGCAAAACGAAAGAGTATCTAAAATGTCATGTGATTTTCAAATAAGCTTGAACTGGGGCGAATTCTCAACGATCCTGCCACTCAGTGAAAAAGCAAAACAGGCCGTTCAATCAAAATTAGGTGATGGCGCTTTATCTTTTAATGTTAAGAATAAAGAGATACACAAATTTTTTACCTGGTGCTTACTTAACAATTACTCAGTTATTTAAACGAAAAAAGGCAGCCTATGGGGGCTGCCTAAAACTAACAAACACAATGGACAAATTATCATGACCGCATTTTTGACTCAATCAGACATTTTTAGAAAAGCCCCCTCAGTATTCACGAAAGAATCTTTCAGCTCTACAAGTGATAAATACGAGGTCATTCCAACAATTGACGTTCTTCAAGGGTTATTTGACCTTGGCTTTGCTGTTACTGATGCCCAAGAGACTCGCGCAAGGAACTCTGATCGACAAGGATTCTCTAAGCATCTTCTACGCCTCAGGAGAAAAGAGGAAGCCCAAATTAATGGACTATACCCTGAGATTGTACTGATTAATAGTCATGACGGCAGTACGTCTTACCAACTAAAAGCCGGGCTTTTCCGAATGGTCTGCTGCAACGGGCTTATCGTTGGCGATCAATTGATGAACTGGAAAGTTAGACATCAAGGTGATGTGATTAATCGCGTTGCTGAGTCTGGGGCCGATATTATAGATATCTTTCCTGAGGTGATTGAGACAGCGAAAGAATGGAGCGATATACAATTAAACACCCATCAACAAATTGCGTTTGCCAATGCTGCAAAAACTCTGAAATGGAAACCTGATACACAAAGTGAAATCCTATCTACTGACCTACTCAATCCGAGGCGTTACACTGATAATAAAATGGATCTTTGGACAACGTTTAACGTGGTTCAAGAAAGAATAATAAAAGGTGGTGTGGTCTCCAGAAATACAGTCACTAGACAAAGTCGAATAACTTCAAAAGTAAACTCCGTCACTGAAAATAGCCGGCTAAACCAAGCTCTATGGCAACTGACAAAAGAAATGGCTTCGCTCGTTAAATGACATCGTTAAGGTAGTGGTGGGGGGGGGATCCCCATCCTGAACACTCAATAAAAAGGAAGTACACAATGAGTCTAAATCACATAAATTACGACATAATTCCCGACCATATTATTAACGAGCTTATTTTATGGGTGGAAAACAGGGAAAAACCGGGGACATTTCTTCAAAATGTTCTTTGCAATAAACTAGCCGAGTCCCTTCAATCTGCGAATGCCGAAGAATTCAAATGCCTGCAGGCTTTATTGCATTTTATACATTACCAAATTCCATGGCTGGCGCAGGGATCTATAGAAAAATTAGAAAAATGGCAAATCCACAATATTGAAATGGGGAGACATTTAACAAATTTATTTTGGAGAAAGATCCCGGCATTAGCTAAAATTTAG